CTCCCTTGAGATTGCCGGCCACGCTGGAGAGTGACCCATCTGCCGGCTGTCGGGGTTTTGCTGCGCGGCACTCATCGACTAATCCGCACCGTGGCTTTGCCCCGCAGAACGGGCACCCTCACGGCCTGGGGTAATGGGTTAGCTCGGCTGGTTCAGCCCGGCGAGGCGGGCAGCAGCGCGGCCATGCTTGATGGTGAAACCCGAATACCATTCGATGCGGGTGCGGAAAGCCGGCTTCACTTCCAGCTCGCCAAGGTCGCGCACGTCCATCGGCTGGGTCTGAATTCCCTGGATGTTTCCGGGGCCGAAGCAGAGAGCGTAAATCGAACAGGTGTTATTGTTCGTGCCGGCGGCTTCGTTGAAGGCCATGATTTCGCCATCGGTCGGGTTCTTGTCGATGACGCCGATGGGGATGCCCTGGTAGTGCTGGAGCTGACGCCCGAACTGATCGGTGATGATTTCCAGGCTGTGCCCGGAAGAACGGATCAGGCGGTTCAACTCGCGGCGCATGGGCTTGTTCATGACCAGCAGGTCCGGGGTATCGCGGCAGGCGTCGATAGTTTCGTCCAGCAGGTCAAGATTCAGGTTGCCGCCGTTGGTGCCGGCAGACAGGAGCTGATCACCCGAGATACGCTTCTGAAGGCCGTCGAAGGACAGCGGGTCAACGCTGGTGTCGCCGTGCAGGAAGGTCTTCAACCAGTTCAGGGACAGCGCCTTGGCCTTCATGGCGTCTAGCTCGGCGCGGGCGTCGTTGTCGCCAACCTGCATTGCGATCAGAGCCTTGTCGAAATCGCTGTCGCCGCCCAACAGGGTGAGCTTTTCGATCATCGGGTTCACGATGCCGGTGGACTCGGTATAGCCGGCGTTGAAATCGCGGAAGGCCACGCCGGGCAACGTCTCTTCGACGTTGTAACGATAGGCGCTACCGGCGATGTTGATGAAGGGCAGGTTTTCCAAAACGGGATTGGTGCGGGCGAACACCTCAACGATGCCCGAAGCGATGGGCTGCGGGTTGAGCGCCTGCCACTGCTGAATAGTGAGAGCCATTTGTTATCCTTTACTGGCGGTAGCCGGCCTTGATGCGTTCGTGATAGGGCAGGCTGTTGAAGTCGATGGTCTTGGGGGTGTTGGTGGGCTTGCGCCCGGCGTCGGTTTCCGGCACGGCAACGGGGCTGAAGAGCCCCGCCTGTCGAGCCTTCAGGCACCACGCGGCCTGTGCGGCGGGCGAAAGCCCTTCGGGGATCAGTGCCTTGAACTTTTCGGGCACGTCAGCCAGGACCATGCCGGCCATGTGTGCGACGCTTTCGCCAAGGGTGGCGAGTTCAGCCTTCAGGGCGGCAAGTTCGGTCACGCCAGCATCGGCGGCGGCTTCCTGGGTGGTCGTGGTGGTGTTCTCGTTGGCGGCGGGCGTGGTCATGGGGTGGTTCCTGCGATAGCGGAGAGCTGGTTGGCCGGGATGAGCTGATCGGTTTCCGCCTTGCGGCGGGTCAACTCGGCAAGGGCATCGGCGCGGGTGACGAACTGGCCGGGGTTCTCGGCCAAAAGGGCGTCAACCGGCGACCACACGGCGATGTCGAGCTTGGTGCGGGCGTTGGTCAGGCGTTCGGTTTCGGTGAGGTTTTCCTGCATCTCGCCGAAATCCACGCGCAAGGTGGCGTTGGCCGGGATGGTGCCGGGCTGGTGGGTGTTGACCACCACCTTCAGCAGCTCGAACAGGCGGGTTTCATAGGTGCGCCACAGGGCGATGTCGTCCTGACGGGCTTCCCGAAGGTCAATCTGTTCGACATGCTTGGCCGCGCCGCTCTCGCTGTTGCGGTCCAGGTCGAACACATCGGCGCTCAAATCGTTGGTGGCGGCGATCTGCCGCATGGCGAACTGAATGGCTTCGAGGATGTCGCCGATAGGGGCATTAGGGGCGGCATAGCCGAACATCCCACCATCCGGCAGGGTGATGGCAAGGTCGGGGCCGACGTTCAGAGCCTCACCAGCCGGAACGCCGGTTGCCCAAGCCTGTCCATGTGCCTGCAACTCAACGGCCCGCCAAAGATTGGATAGGGCGACGTTGATAGCCTCCTGGGCTTCGATCAGGTCGTCGCCGCCGGGAAGAAAGAATTCATCATCCGGCAGGGTGTCGAACAGCGGCACGAAGGGCAGAACGCCATAAGGGTTCACGCCCTCGGCATTGCCGGGCATTGGCACCGGATTGCCTCGATAATCGCGCATGGTGAAGCTGTCGGGGGTCCAGTCCGCATAGGTCACGTTCGCCTCGATGGGGGCGCGGCGGGTGATGATAATGCGGGTGGGGAATTCGGGGTCTTCGGCAATTACGTCAAGAATGGCCGGCGTCACCACGGCGAGCGAGGGGCCAGCGTCGCGCCACCCAACCTGTAGGGCCGTGGTCTTCAGCAGCTTGGTAAACCGACTCGCCCGCTTCAGCACGACATCGGCATTGATAGCCTGATACAGGGCTTCGCCGGCTTCCTGGCTCCAGTTCTCGAAAGTGCGGCTCGGTGACAGGCGGTAAAGGTTCGACCGCTTGTTGATGACCTTCTTCACCACGTTGAGCGAGAAGATACGAAAGGCTTCCGGCTTGGACCAACGGAGAGCGATCAGGCGATACGTCTCGTCTGACTGCTGATCCTGATAGTATGCAAGCCACTTATCGGCCCGCGCCTTGCGCTTCTCGGATGCCTTGACGAACGCAAGCACCGGGTCAATGGCGTTTACCTGACCAGGGACAACGGACTTTAGAAAATTGGGCATTCGCAAGTGCACGGCCTTTACATCTAGCAGCTAGACACAATAATAGCAGCTAGATGTTATATCCGTCAACGGGATGATGCTGCGCATGGGGCGAAGGAGGTAAGTCGAGTTATGCGCAGTGGTGGATGCTTACCCAGAATGTGGTAGAAGGTTGAGTGCCTATGACCGCCGCTTACAACTGAGACATGAGCAGATGAACAACCTTCATGAAACCGCCCGCCTGTGGAAGAATCATGCTGAACATGCGGAACCCGATTACATCGGCCCCTTTGTGAAGTCGTGGGCAGCATTTAATGCGTGGTTTCGCGAAGCATCTAACGAATCGCGCAATGACGCCAAGGGGCTTCATTTTGTAAAGAGTAAGCCAAATGTCGTTAGACAACAAATAATGCCGTTGCTTTGCGCAAGACCTCCCAATAGAGACAAGGCGAAAGAGTTAACGGATCTTGTCTACAGGCTTCACACCTATCTTGAGGAGTGTAGCCTTGAGATTTTGATCGACGATATGCCCGAAAAAATATCATTTAAGTCTGTATGCTTGAAAAAAGGAGTCAATCTCCCGAAGAGGCAGGCTAACAACTTTGAGTATTTTGTCACAAACTCTAACAAGAGGTGGGTCAGCACAGTTGTTAACATAACGACTAGAGTTGAGAAATTCAGATTTGAACAGGAGAAATATAACTTGCAGCAAATGCTGGATAGTGATGACTATGCGATACTATCCATCGCACAGCAGAATAAAATTGCTGCACTTTACGAAGAATGCAACCCAAGGCCACTGACAAATTTGCTGTCGGCTGGCGGGTCCATCATACCTGTTGGCGATATAAAATTTAAGTGCTCAAACGAAGAATTATTTTGCGGAATTATTGAAGTAATTTACTCAATGAGAAACGCGATACTTCATGGTGAACTCCCGCCTCACCGCAATGCATTTGCCGCCTACGAGCCGGCATATAGAATAATAATGCGGTTTCTTAGGTGCTTTCAGGCCTAACGGGGCACCGTGTGCGCCCCGACGTTCTTGACCTTGACCGCCAGAAACTCATCGAACGGCAAGGGCGTCAGGTGCCCGCGTTCGCGGTATCCCCGGTAGAGCCGCTGGGCTTCGTGCATGGGCCGGCAACGGTCGGCGCAGGGCGGCACGAAGTCGCCGCCGTTCAACAGGCAGAGCTTCACCACCGGGCCGGCACCACGGCAATTGATGCCCTTCAGCTCATAGGGGTTCAGTTCCGCGTCGCGGAGGGAATAGACGGCCCAGGCCAGCGAATACACATGGTCGTCGTGGGCACCCTTCGCCGCCTCGAAGCGCGGCGCACCAGCGGCCCCATTGCCGCCAGGAACAAGCCGATACTCGAAGGTGCCCATCTCTGACAGCAGGCGCTCAAAGCTGGGGTGAATGTGCAGCCGGCCTTCGGCGGCGGCATTGTAAAGCGCCGTGAAGGCGTTGGCCTGTCGCTCCGCCGTGGGGTGGATCACTTCATGATCGAAGCTCTGTTCCGCGCACCACGCCGCCACGTCCTGGCTGTTATAGGCTTCCAGGGCGGCGCGGCTCATGCCGAATTCCTTGGCGTAGCGGGTCAGTGCCTTCTTGATGCCGCCGGCAGAGCTGAAAGCCACCTTGTCCGATGCCATGACGAAGAAATGATCTTCCTCGCCGATCAGCGTCTTCAAGATAGCCGTCGTCACCGTGGCGTCGCCGTGCATGGAGAAACCATAGGCACGATCCAGG